CGTCCCGAGTGGCGGCGTGGTCATGGGCCTCGTCGGCATCCGGGATAACTCGGCCACGATGACCCGCGGAGCGACGACCGGCATCGACGACTCGGCTGCCGCGATCACCTGGGCCGCCAACTACGTCGAATCCCCGGCGACGCACTTCGATACCACGACCGGCTTCGATATGTCGGCGGACCTCGGCCACCGTCTCGTCACGACGGGTGCGACGGTCACGCTACGGATGGAAGGCACCATCTCGGCTTCCGAGACGGGCGCGGGCAAGTGGGTCGTCCAAGGCGTTACGGTGGCCACGGACGCCCCGGCCGGGAATGCGGCGGGAACCGGTGCTGCCAATCAGCCCTCGGTCGGAGTCTCGCCGGCCGCCGGCCTCGCTGCCGGGACGGGCACGGCCAACGATGCCACGGTCGCGCTCTCCAAGGATGTCGATGCGGGCCTGGCGAGTGGCGCGGGCGCCGCTAATCCGCCCGCGGCTGGCATCGACGCTGCGGCGGGCAACGCCGCGGGATCCGGCACGGCGAATCAGCCGAGTGCGGGTATCAGCCCGGCGGCGGGGCTGGCGTCCGGCACGGGCGTCGCGAACGATGCGACGGTCTCGATCGGTGGTGGCGGCCCGGCGTGGCATGCCTGGTCCACGACATTCAGTAACCCCGTCTCGGCATTCACGAATGCCGATGCTGGATTGGCGGCCGGGAGCGGCACGGCCTATCAGCCTGCAGTTGCCCTCGATGTCAACGCCGCGGCGGCGCTGGCCATCGCGACCGCCTACGATCCGTCGGTCGGCGTCGCGGTCGGGGCTGGCCTAGCCGCCGGCTCGGGCACCGCGTATGACGCGACGGTTCAGATCACCCAAGGCGCTGCCCCACCGACGGGTATCGCCAGCTATGGCCGCCTCGTGCATCCGCCAGTCCCCCGCGTTCGGCTCATGGTGTATGCAGGCCTCGCAGCGGGCCGCGGCACCGCCTATGACGCGACAGTCGAGACCCGCGAAAACGACGAGTGGATCATCTTCGAAGACTTCTACTAGGAGAACTTCATGGCAACAGTCGCCGCGTTCGGGGCCACGGATCAGCCCAGTGGGAGCAATGACCGCACCATCGCGACCGTCGTCCTCGGCACCACCCAAACGGGCAACGTCGATACGACGAACACCGCCGACCGCTTCGGCAACTACCGCGGTGGCGCAGTCGTCATCACCTCGACGGTCGGCGGTACGCCCACAGTCACGGTGAACATCCAGGGCTCGTTCAATAACAGCGTTTGGTTCAACGTGCCCTACTCGCTCGTCGCGACGCCGCGGACCTTCGTGATCACGGCCATCACGATCACGACGGCCGTGACGACCCACTATCTGCTCCAGGAGACGGTGCCCTACCGCTACCTGAAGTGCGTCTACTCCGCGAACACGAACGTGACGCTTACCGCAACTGCATACCTTTAGGGAGGCTGCGATGCCTTGGAACGTGATGGAGGGCGACCCGCGCTGCCCGAAGGCAGAACCGTGGGCCGTCGTCAAGGAAGGCGACGATAGCCTCGTGGCCTGCCACGCGACGAAGGGCGAGGCGATGGATCAGATGGCCGCGCTCTACGCGAATGAGCCGATGATGAATGCCCTGCCCGACGGCCGGGAGTACCGCGTCGCCGCCGACCTCTGGCCGGCCGCCGATCTCGAACTGCGGGCCGATGGCGATGGCATGCACTTCGAGGGCTACGCCGCGGTCTTCAACAGCGACTCCACGCCGATGCCCTTCGTCGAGACGATCGCGCCGGGTGCCTTTACCCGTTCGCTGAAGCGTGACCGCAACATCCGCATGTTCCTCAACCACAACAGCGACATCCTCCTCGCCACGACAACGGCCAAGACGCTGAAGCTGGCCGAGGATGAGAAGGGCCTGCGCGTCGAGGCGGAGCTGCCCGACACGACGACGGGCCGCGATCTCTCCGCGCTCATGCGCCGGGGCGACGTCAACTCGATGAGCTTCGCCTTCGCGAAGATCGAGGACGTATGGTCCGAGGACCGGACGCGCCGGACGCTGAAAGAAGTCCGCCTCTTCGATGTCAGCCCGATCACGGGCTGGCCCGCCTATCCCGCCACATCCGCCTTCGTGCGTCATCTCGCCGCCGACATCGGTGCCGAGGTCGAGCCGCTCGAGGCCGCCCTCCACATCCTCTCCGCCCCGCACGGTCGCCTGACCCCGGAGCAGCACGAACTCCTCCAGCGGGCGATCAATGTCCGCACCGACCGACCCTACGTCGGTCCCAACCTCGTTGACTGGCGTGCTCGACTCATCGAGAAGGGCATCGCGGTCTAACCGGCAACAGCTCGGAAGCTCCGGCCCGGAAGCCATCGGCTCACCACCCGGCGCTCACCACCTCGGAGTCGGTACCCCATCCAATCGAGCCCGCTCTGCGGGTTCTTCAGCCTGGAGTACCACATGGACAGCTACATCGAACGCCTCACGGAGGCGAAGCAGGCGATGGCCGCGCGGATGCGCGAGATCATCGAAACGGCCGGGACGGAAAAGCGCGACCTCAGTCCCGAGGAGAACGAGAACCTCACGAAGTGGGATGCGGATTACGACCGCCTCGCCGCGGACGAGAAGCGTCTTCTCGATCTCCAGACCAAGACCGCCGCTGGGGATGCCCTGCGCGAAGCCATCGCGCCGGTCATCCACGAGGCGCGCATCGTCACGCCTGGTCTCAGTGACCAGCAGCTCTTCGCCCGGCTCATGTCGGGCGAGCATCGCGGCTTCGAATCAACGCGGACGATCCCGTTGGGATACGAGGCGCGCGCCTTGGGCGGCAACGTCGGCACGGCTATCCCGACGACCTTCGCGGACTTCGTGACGGTCTACGAGCGGACGCTGGACCCGATCCTCGACGTGGCCACCGTTCTCTCCACGAATACCGGAGCGCCGATCGTCCTGCCGCGTCTGACGACCGACGTGACGGCTGGCGGCTCGGTCACGGCCGAAGCCGGGACCATCACCGAGGGCGACCCGACGATTAGCCAGGTGACGCTCACCGCCTTCAAGATCGCGCACATCACTCTCTGGAGTGCTGAACTCGATCAGGACGAGGTGATCGGCCTCGAGCAGCTCGTGGCGAGCAGCATCGCCCGACCCATCGGCCTCGGTTGGGGCACCTTCTTCGCCACCGGCACCGGCACGGTGCAGCCCAATGGCTTCATCAACGCCGGGACGAACGGCGGGACTGCGGCCGGCACGACGCTGAACCAGAGCACCGATACATTCTTCGCGGCGTCGGATCTCGTGGATCTGTTCTACGGCCTCGCCGCACCGTACCGGGGCAATGCCTCGTGGCAGGTCTCCAACACCGCGCTCGCGAAGATGCGGAAGTTCCGCGACTCGACGGGCCAGTTCCTCTGGAGCCCGGCGCTCCAAGCGGGCGAGCCCGAGATGTTCCTGAACCGGCCGGTGTACGAGAACCCGGGTATGGCCGCGGTCGCCAGTGCTGCCAAGTCGGTGGCTGTGGGCGACTTTTCCAAGTACATCGTCCGCGATGTCGTTCCGATGCGGATCGACGTCTCGGACCAGTACAAGTACAACATCGACCAGCTCGCGATCCGGGTCGTGACCCGGCGTGACGGCAACCTGCCGGACGCCATCGCGGTCCGCTACCAGGTCTGCGCCAACACGTAGGCCACCGGGGAGTCGCAGTGGGCGCTGCGACTCCCCACTTTTCCAAAGGTGGGCAATGCGCATCCTCTGGGGTTCCAACGCGCCCTGGGCCCCGACGGGCTACGGCACACAGACGGCCGAGGTTACCAAGCGTCTGAAGGCGGCCGGGCACGACGTGGCGATCGCCGCGAATTACGGTCTCAGCGGCGCGATGATGAAGTGGCACGACATCCCGGTCTTCCCCGCGGGTGTCGATGCCTATTCCAACGACATCTGGCCGGCGCACTTCGTCGCCTGGGCTCGCGGCGAGCCGGCGCTGTTCCTGACGCTCTTCGACGTGTGGGTCCTGCATCGCGACTACTTCCGCGATCACAACCTCGCTTCATGGACGCCGGTCGACCACTACCCGGTCCCGCCGCTCATCCTCGATTGGGCGCGGGAGCATGAGACGATCGCCATGAGCCGCTTCGGGCAGGCGGCGCTCATGAAGGCGGGCATCGCCTCGACATACATCCCCCACGCCATCGACCGGACCATCTTCCGGCCGCTGGACAAAGCCGCCGCGCGGGTAAAGCTCGGGCTCGACCCCGATGCCTTCGTCATCCTCATGAACGCGGCGAATAAGGGCAACAATCCGCCGCGCAAGGCGTGGTCGGAGAACTTCGGCGCGCTCTCGATCTTCTTCGAGAAACACCCCGAGGCGGTCGCCTACATCCACAGCGACGTCATGGGCATCGGCGGCGTGGACCTCCGCGTCGTGGCGGGCTTCTGGGGCATCAACGAAAACCGGCTCCACTTCTGCCAGCAGTACCAGTACCGCACCGGACAGACGAGCTCCGAGGAACTGGCCGAGATGTACGCGGCGGGCGACGTTCTGCTCGCGGCATCCTACGGCGAGGGCTTCGGCATCCCGACCATCGAGGCGCAGGCGTGTGGCCTCCCGGTCATCGTCAGTGATTGGGCGGCGTCACCGGAGCTCGTCGGTGCGGGCTGGAAGGTTCGCGTGCAGCCGCTCTACGATGCCCCGCAGAACGCCGCCTTCGGCCTGCCCATCATCAGTGGCATCGTAGAAGCCCTCGACGCGGCCTACGAGGCCCGTGGCGACCCGGAACTGCGGGAAGCGGCCATCGCCAAGGCTGCGGAGTACGACGCCGACACGGTGTTCCAGGCGGCCTGGATGCCCTACCTCGCGGACCTCGAAGCAAAGCTCCGGCCGCCGAGCCGTGAGGAACGCCGGGCCGCACGGAGGGCGAAGCGGTGAGGGTCTATACCGGGGGCACGTTCGACCTCTTCCACATTGGGCACGTCCGGCTCCTCTGGCGCTGTTCGAAGCTCGCTTCCCCGGATGGCGAGGTCGTCGTAGCGCTGAACACCGACGATTTCGTGGCGGCCTACAAGGGCCGTCCGCCAGTTATTCCCTATGCCGAACGCCGCGAGATCCTCGAAGCCTGCCGCTACGTGGATCGCGTGGTCCCGAACCACGGCGGCGCGGACTCGAAGCCCGCCATCGAATGGGTCCAGCCGGACATCATCGCGGTCGGCTCGGATTGGCAGGATCGCGATTACCACGCGCAGATGGGCTTCACCCAGGCATGGCTCGACGAACGTGGTATTCGGCTCATCTATCTCCCCTATACCGAAGGGGTCTCGACGTCGGACATCCGGGACCATCGATGACCCACCCGACCGAGATCCCCTCCGGCGTTTCCGCCGTCGAGGCCGATGTGTTGGCCGAGCTTGCCCGCGATGCTCTCGTGCTGGAGTGCGGCTCGTGGTACGGCTTCTCGACGGTCGTCATGGGCCGGACTGCGCGACGGCTCTACGCCGTCGACTGGCATCACGGCGATGCCCATGCGGGTGAGCGGGACACGCTCCACGACTACATGCTGAATCTGGCTCGCTATGGGCTCACCGATACCGTGCAGACGGTCATCGGGCGCTTCGAGACGGTGCTGGAAGCCTTCCGCCCTGACTACTTCGATGGCGCATTCCTCGATGGGATGCATGACGCCGCATCGGTCGCACGGGACCTCGGACTCGTGGCCCCATTCGTGGCACGCTCGGGTTGCTGGTTCGCGATCCACGACTACATCGTGCCCGCCGACTGGCATTTCGAGGTGCGATCGACCGTCGATGGGTGGCTCGTGGAGCATCCCGAATGGAAGCGCAGCGTCACCGTGGACAAGCTGCTCGTGCTGCGGCATCGATGATCCCCGTTCTCATCATCCCGGCGGTGAGCCGCTTCGACCTCCTCGAGCGGCTCCTCGCCTCGCTCGACGAACCCGTGGGCCGCCTCGTCATCGTGGATAACTCGTGCAATGGGGCCACAGTCAGCGATCCCCGGGCCGAATACATCCGGCCCATCACGGGGCTTGGATACCCCGGCGGCATCAATGCGGGCATCCTCCAGACGCCCCAAGCCCCCTGGTGGTTCTTTGCCAGCGTGGACATCATGTTCGGGCCCGGCGACCTCGCCACTATCGTCGCGGAGATGAGCGATGTGGATTGGCCGCAGCTCGTCACGGGCGACCGTCATGACACCCGTCTGTTGCGCTTCGCCTATGGCGCGCTGAATGCCGAGTGTGTCGATGCCGTGGGCCTCATGGATGACGGCTTCTATCCGATCTACTTCGACGACGACGATTACGAACGCCGCTGCCGGCTGGGAGATGTGGAATGGGTCACGTACAACGGCAACATCCGCCACGGCGAAAACGGGGACGTGGGGTCGGTGACCATCAAGTCG